TATAGGAATTTGGATATACTGTGTGGTTGGCATCAAATATACCAAACCGTCATCACTGTATACCACGGTGTCCTGATAGGTCGATGTTGGATCGTTAATATCCAGGTATCGGCTATGTCCAGAATAAATTCGATTGACTGCATGCATCTTCACAATTTCGTTAGATGTCAATGGGTAAACGTTATAGTCTTCACCAGAAACCATACGGTTTTGAGCCGCAAACGCTTGTGGAGCACGGCGGCGAATATCGTCAATCGTTTCACTTGCCACTGCGTTAGAAATAGATTCCTGTAGAGTAAACGTTAGGGTCAATGTTTGGTTTCTACCAGTCACATCGATGTATGGAACGGCAATCGTACAATTTTGCATATCAGAAGTACGCAACTGATATTGCAGACCATTGACAGTTCGATACCATACGCGCAAATTGCCAACAGGCACTTCACCGAACGTACCATCACCGAAACGCAATGTTACCTGATCATTGTCAGTAGTGATCACGCTAAAGATGCCTTGCACGCTAGCTGGCACACTGTTGTATGTAATATTGTCGGTAATAACCGCTGGTACTGGAGTCCACTGTTCCAAAATGTTATTCGATCCATCCAATGTTTGTACCCATACGTCAGTTTGGCTGATGTTGTTTGTACTCAGATCGATCGTTCTGTTTTCAATAGGATCCTGCAAGTAATAGGTGGTATGATTCAAGGTTCCTTGTTTGAATAACATAAAGAACCCAGTATTCGCACTGCCATTACCCAGACCATCATTACAGTAAGCCATGTGAAACGGCTGTGAGGGGTCTGGTTGCAGTTCAGAGAATCCCGTTGTATCAAAATCCATATTCACAATTTCAAAGGAATCACTGGTTCCATTTACGTTGGCATCAAACGAGTAGACGCATGATGGATTACTCTGATTACTGACTGCATACAACTGTGATGTGATAGATGATATCAAATCAGTCTTCAATGGAATACCAAACGGATTGGTTGTCGGGAAAGCAGCATTGAGTACGACTACAAACTGTTCCATCCAATCTGGATTATCCGGATCATTCCATGTGATTTGAGTATTGTTTAGATTGACGCCAAAGCTGTCAAGTACGCTTTGTGACGTTGACACATTAACGATCTTCACCAAACCTCTGGCAGACTGGGCACGACGGGCGTTATAGCTCAAAAATCTAGCTAGACGCAATACACTTTCACGAGCTTGTGCAGTTTCAAGGAAGTTTTCACGAGCATTGACGTCTGTACGAAATGCCAATGTACCAGCGATCCATGAGATCAGATCGATTAAGGCAACAAATTCTGATCGTTCGATCCAGTCATTGAAGTCTTCTGGGTAATTGGTTTGAATATACGACTGTAGTGCCAAGTTGATACTTGCCGGATCACTTGCATTAAAGTTGATCTGGGTGAAGGCTCGATACAGTACGGTCCAATCTTCCCCAGCAAACAATTCAGTTTGGCGAATTTGTTGATTTGATGACATTAGTTGTTCCCCGTATCAGACCAAAGGGCTGATTCACTGTTATTGAAAGCGGTTGTAAAAGTTCCCATTATGTTCAATGGAACGTATGTAAGAAGGATTGCTAAACTGATGCCGTTGTCCAGTATCGTGACATCCACATTGTTAACCACCAATCTGGTGTCTTGCTGGCAAATACGAATAGCCTCAGCAACGATTTGTTGCTGGTTCACGTCTGTCATTTGCTCCTCCAGATAATTCCAAATGGCACATCCTTGATCTGGTCGCATGACGCGTTCGCCAATCATAGTATGAAATGCTATGTAGAGATCCTGGTTAATTAAATCAAGATCATACAGGGTATACTTACCCGTGGAATCACCCGATATGGTGCTGAAACCTACAAACGTGTAATTAGCCATTATTAAATTTATCCATTATGTACTTATTTATTGAGTGAATTAAGTACTCAGATAATGACGAAAACCCAAGCTTTTACACTTGGGTTTTGTATTTGTTTGTGAACCAGAATCAATAGTTCTCTCTGGGTTTCCTTTCGTCCGTGAGGGGTGTTTTATCCCCGACACGATCATTAACCTCCATGAAGTATTCCTGAAAGATTCGAGGAAGAAGCCATTAGAGTTACTACCAGGGAGTAAGAATCACTATCAGTATGTTTATGCTGTTGCCGTACTTGTATTAAGAGTTGCTGCATAGGCTGTGCTTCTTGGTTCCATGATGCCTGCGAAGTGGTTATAAACGTCTTGCACTGTGGTTCCTGGTTTGAAGATTGAGGCATTAGCTGCTGCTTGTGCTTGTGTAACTGCTGCATAGCTGGGTGATGACTCGTTTGTTTTCAGGAATTTAGTTGCACCTGCTGGTCCCAGGAAGTGTGCCAGATATAGATCGGTAGCTGTAATTGTGGTTCCTGATGGTAGATTATTTGTGAGGTATTGTTTATTTTCTGACAGATAGAAAGCTCCCACGAGTGCTTGTGCTGTCACATCTGCTCTTGAATCTATTGTGAAGTTATATTTCGAACCGTACTTTTTAACCATAGCTGCCCAAGTGGCGTCGATGAACTGATAGAGACCATATGCTGATGATGTTGGTGCTTTTGCATTGGGGTCGAATTTACTTTCTATCCAGCACATTGCCATCAGGATACCGTAATCCATACCAGTTATTGTTGATGCTTGCTGGATAGCTGCCAGAACGTCTGCTCTAACTTTCAAGTTATTGACGTTAACGGTGCCACCTGTATATGGAGAGGCGGTAACTGTTTTACTAGTGCCATCGCCGGTTTGCACTGCGCTTGATTGTGGTGAATCGACCGTACCTTGTCCTGGAACTGTTTTGATGATTGATACTCGATCGGTAGTTCCATTTGGTGTAAAGGAATTAGCGGATGCCCCTGTTGGTGGTGTTGCGCTTTTACTTTTTGGGTGTCCGTTCCATGGTTCATGGTTGGGCATGCGACTAACTGGGCTATTAACTGATGTTGTTCCGTTTGACTGCGCGGTTGTTGCTGGTGGTGGTACTGTTGCTGCATTTGTTGGGGTGGAAGTATTATCAAGGATTTGTGGGGCTGATCGATTATGAACACCGCCACTCTTTAGTGTCATAGTTCCTTGACCTGTGAGGTTTACATTAGAACCAGCCAATGCCGTAATTTCACCAGATGTTGCGTTGAATCTTAGGTTGCCACCAGCCAAAGCGGTAGTATCCGCACCTGACATCAGATTGATATTATTACCGGCAGTCATAACGATATTGTTACCTGCATCCATGAGGATATTTCGATCTGCTCTTACGTTGAAGTCTTGTTCGGCATGGCAGCTAATTGAGCCTTTGGAGTAGATATCCACGCCAGCGTCGGATACTTCGATCCAGCTATTGCCCAATCCTGAGTTGATATAGACATATCCATTTGTTTCATGAACTAGTACTTGGGTTCCTGAACGTGTTCTAAGTCTGATGAATTCGTTATCTGGGTTATCGTCCACGTATACCTGATTAGCTCGTGGAGTCAGATAACCGAATACTCGTGATGGTGCTTCGCGTCTAGCTGATGAACTAGCTGAACCGCGTTCGAAGTCTTGTGTAAGCCCTTGATTTTGCAGACCTAATGCCAAAGGATCGAATCTTGGTCGAATTGGGCTATTGGTATTAATTGCTTGATCTTTACGATTGTATTCAACTACTGGTGGCAAACTATTATCGGCATTGTTATCGAAGCTTGAATCGATGGCAACCCCGGGAACCATATGGTTCATATTTTGTTGATAGATGCAGGCAAACCAAAAGCCTCGGGATGACTCGCCGTTGACGAATGTAATCAATACTTGATTATCAACGTCGGGTGGTACCATCCACCACCCGTAGCTAGTTTGGCTACCATCGTAGGTATGACTACCTGGCACTAAGTCTGATTGCGCACTAACACCTGCGAAGGGGGAAGCATAGCTTACGATGAACCAATGTGAGCTATCATTGGGGTCTCCACCAATTTCAGGTATAAAGACTTCCAATCGTCCCATGCGTTGCATATCGACATTGTTTTTAATGATGCCGATATAGACCTTACCGTCGGCGATACGACCATTAGTTGGTTCGTTTTTGTAGCCGGGAGATGTTTTCTTAAAATTAGAATAAGTCATTTTTAACTTTGTGTTGGTGGGGTATTAACCGTTTGTGCTTGTGCATTTACGGTAGAATTAGCTGCAACCGCAGTTGGAATACCTCTGATTTCTGGATAACCTAATGCCTTAAACGCGTCAATTCTTTCCATACGTTGTGCTACCAGGGTTTGTCTAAAGGCACCACCACTAAATGTATGAGTGACTGACTTAACGGCATAAACCCCCGTGAATGTGCCATTTGCATTTAGAATTGGAGTGCCATCAGCATTTTGTCCCAATGGATATAAGAACGAAATAAGGAACATAATATCGCCATATGAATAATCCACTGACGTAGAAGATATTGCCCCTTTGGCAGTATGATCTCTAGGCGTTTGGGCCTTAGCAGCTAGGAAGTTATTAATTGAACGTTCCAGGTTGCCGTCACCTAGCCAATAAGGATCACCCTTAATTTCAATAGTGATGTTAACCAGACTAGTGGCAACTGGACCATACATCTGATTCAAAATTGCTGAATAAACCGATCTATCTCTAGTGAATTGATCTGGATATGGACCACCAGCATCATTGCGAGGGTCGGCTGGATCTTGCCTAATCGTAATGGGGAATCGTGGTGTGGCATCAGCATTTAGCATATCTTCTGCATAACTAACAGTTCCAGTGCCACTTCTTCCCGACGTACCAAGTTTGCTAGCAGCATCAGCATTGAAATTTGTTACCAACTTCGTTGATGCATTGCCGATTGTAGTCAAAGAACCAGTCAAGCTATTTGCGTCATTCTGTTTAATAGCTATTTGCTTTTGCAATGCGGCAACTTCGTTTTGCTGCTGGGTTGATAACCCAGCACTAGCCAAAGGCTTACCCTGAGTTATGTTGTTTACCTTTTGATTCAGATTATCGATATCAATCTTATCTTGAGTCAATGCCGCATTTGCAGCTTGCGATTGCGCCATAATCTTATCTAAGGTAACTTTGTTTGGATTATCCTTAGCTTGGATGGTCGTAGACGTATACGAGTTTTGATATCCAGCCAAACGTGGGATCGTTGCCGCCCAATTAAAGTTGAATTTGAAGTCGAATGTTAGGACTTCGGTATTCAAACCAGTAAACATGTAATCATAACGTTTAGTCATATATCCAACTTCACGTAATTTGGTGACTAGATTTTGTTGGAACGTTGCATCTTTGTACTGTTCCACGTCATTATGGGTAATAATTGGTCTAGTGGTAAAAAAGCTTTTAATATCAATTGTGATATGTTGGACATACATTTCATGATAGTAATCGTACCCACCATTTTGAACTCGTGGTTCATATCGAAAGACAATTGGTGCTCTAGGTGTACCATCAGTCTTTTCAATTTGGTCTTGTGCTTTAACGTCTTTTGCCAAAGCTTGACCTTCGGTACTATTCAAAAATAATAGTTCAATAACGTCGTGAATTTTGGTACCTCGAGCGAAGTGACCTTTTAACGGTACGTTCTGATCCGTACCTTCAGTCGTGCCCATAGCCATTGCTCGTTGATCGTTGAAATCGATATTACTTGGTGTAATAGACCAGCTACTAGGATTGATAATTACTGAATTAGAAGTTACTGGTGCAATCGCAAAATCGAATGTTTTGGTTTGAAATCCATAGTCTCTCAAATTGGCAGCATTGATCATATTGGATAATTCATCCAATACTCCACCGATAGTGGTGCCCTTTGGCATAAATGCATCGGTTAATACCATAGCATCTGATGAAAACGTTGAATCTTCTTCATACGGCATCAAAGTCATAGTATAAGTGCTCCCTGCCGATGTTGAATCAACCGCTACGTCCGTAACTGAAACTTGATATAACCACTTGCCCCTATTTGGAAAACCATTGGTACATACGTTTGCGGAAGGAACTCCTGCTTCATATCC